TGGCCGGAGATGACCAACTACTGCAATTCCTATCAGCATGATGAGACCCCGTGGTGCGGATTGACTGCCGCGTTCTGTGTCTCGGTGGCGAAACTCAGGCCCCCGTTTGGCGCAACCGACACCGACAAGTTCCTCTGGGCACTGAGCTGGGCTTCTGATCCCAACTATCAGATCATCGGCCGACCGGTGCCAGGCGCCATCGTGGTGATGGAGAGAAGCGGCGGCGGCCACGTCACGCTCTATGAGGAAACCGTCGACGGCAACTATGCCTGCCGCGGCGGCAACCAGTCCGATGCGGTCAATGTGCAGCACTACAGCCCAACCAGCGTGGTCGCGCTGGTGTGGCCGAAGGCGGCCGGTGAGCCGCCGCAAATTCCCTTGAGCGAACGTCCTCTGCTGGAGGAAGGCGACGCGGGCCCCGATGTGATCGACCTGCAAAGGATGCTGCCGCGCTTTCCCGGCGAGATCGATGGCGACTTTGGCCCAATCACCGAGCAGGCTGTGATCAACTATCAAACCTCCCGAGGCCTCGACGTCGATGGCCAAGTCGGCCAGCAGACCTGGAGTTCGCTCTACTCCAATCAACCCCCATTGCCGCCTCCGGCACCTCCTCCGAACGCGCTCACCTTGAAACAGCAAACCGACATCAAGCAGATCGCCGCCGACAGCAACATCGCCGAGTATCTGTGGGAGGATCGCGGCATGGCGCCGATTGGCTACACCCAGGGCATGGCGCTCGCGTTCGCGCAGACCTACAAGAAACTAAAGAGCAACCATCCCGCCGCCGTCGAGATGGCCAAGGCCAGGAGCAATTCGGAGAAAGACGTCTGCAACGAATACCTGCAGGAGTTTCGCCAGCTCGGCATGAACAATGAGAGCGCAGGCATCGACGTTCTGCGCCACCTCTACGCCTTGATGCTCGGCTCCGGCATGCGCGAGAGTTCCGGCATGTACTGCGAAGGCCGCGACATGAGTGCCGACAATGTCACCTCCGACACGGCGGAAGCGGGCCTGTTCCAGACCTCCTACAACGCGCACAATTCCTCCGATCCCGAGTTCGACAACCTGATGGACGAATACGCAGCAGGCCTCTCGCCAGGTTTCCAGGAAACCTTCTGCGACGGTGTGACCTGCTCCTCCTCCGATTGGGAGAACTACGGCTCGGGAAGGGGCAAGCAGTTCCAGCAATTGTGCAAGGATAGCCCCGCCTTCGCGGTGGAGACCCACGCGCTGACCCTGCGCAACCTGTGCAACCACTACGGCCCGATCATCCGCCACGAGGTCGAACTCAAGCGCGAGGCCGAGCATCTGTTCCAGCAAGTGCAGGACTACCTGGACGATGTTGCTTGATCAGATGCCGCTCTGGCAGCGCCTGGTCCTGGTGCTATTGGTGGTGCTGGCCGGATTGTTGCTCGCCTACGCGGTCGAGGGGCAGACCGTCTATGACGTGCCGATCTCCAAATACGAGGAACAATTCCTGGCAATGGACCGCGAGGCGGTGCAAACGGCCTACCGAAATCAGATCGTGCATCTGTTCGAGGTCTGGATGAAGGACGACAGCGGGCAACCGGCCCGAGCGGTCAAAGGTGCCACGCAGGCACGCAGGGCGTTCGAGCGCTCGATGGGCGGGATCGAGCGGCGCCAGCAGCAGCTCGACAAGAGCAAATAGATGAAGTTTCGGGTCGTTCTGGAGGTCGAGGGCAACCTGCACGAGCTGCGCGCGATCCTGAAGACGCTGCTGCGCAGATACGGCTGGAAATGCGTCGCGATCACCGAGGTCACGGCCGCAAGGTCTCGATGTCCTCGCGCTGCGTGAATTTGACCAGCCTGACCGGCTTGCCGGATTTCACAGCGGCGGCGCGAGCGAACGGCCGCATCCGCTTCACTTGCGTCAGGTTCGACGTCACTAGCGTGTAGAGCCCCACGGTCTTGTCATCGACCTCGATGCCGGTCGCCACGATGCCCTCGCCGCCTGGATCAACTGACAGAAAGGCATAGATCGCTTCCATGCGAGTGCCCCCGGTGGTGTTGGGAGGGCTATCGATCCTGGCATCCGCGATCTCGTTCACCAGGTCGAGCAAATAGTCGCGCTCCTCGACCGTGAAATCGGCAATGGCAATTTTTTCCTTCAGATGGATCAGGTTCACAGCCAGGTCTCCACGATTTTGGCGTCGTCGCCAGGCGAGCGGGTCAGGCAGGTCAGTCCATGCCAGATCATCCACTGGCGCAGCCCGTCGAGCGTGCCGACCAAGATGTCTTCAGTCGGCCTGTTGTTCTCCCAACGCCGCGCCACGAAATTTTCCGGGTAGTCGCGCGGGTGGTCGTAGATCGTCCAGATGCTGAGCGGTTCGCGGCTCACTGCTTGCGCACGATGTTTCTGATCGAGAACGGCGGCCTGATCTGATCGAGGATGCGGTTCATCTCCTCGACGTTCTTGGCGCTGCCGAACACGATCCTGAAATGGCACCGGTCGGGATGCTCGGCATCGAAATGGCGCACCACCTGGAGGAACTCCTGCAGCAGCTCCTCGTCCAGGGTGCCTTCGATGCTCACTTTGGCGCGCATGGTGTCTCGTCCGGTTTGCCCAGCCTGCAGAACAGGTCGGCATAGATCGTGAGCTGCTCGGCCTGCTGCTTGGCCATCGCCTTGGTGGCGGGTTCCGCGCTGGTGTTGGCCAAAAACTGAAAAGTTTCGGCGGTCGAGCGCATCAGCATGACGATCCCGGCATGCACGTTGGTGAAATAGAGCGCGAGATCGCGGTCCTTCGCCTTGCCGAAACACGCCAGCGGCCGGTCATCGTTGCCGACAATAGTGAATAGACCGGCCGCCGCGTTGCTGTGTCCCGCCTTCCACGGTGTCGGCGTGTGCGTGCCTCCGGTCGGGTTCGCGACCCGCGCCAGGCGCTCGAAATCTTGTTCGCTGAACAGCATCCGATGCTCCGTTTTTCTGTTTGCGAGGCTACACCGGATGAACATCAGCCGCGAGAGCGCCGCACAGGAAATTTTGGACCGGCGCGCGGCCAGAGCCGATCTCACCACCTGGTGTCGTCGTTGCGGGTTCGAGCCCGCCGCGCATCACCGATTGATCATCAACCGGCTGGAGTGCGTCGCCTGCGGCGAGATCGACCGGTTGGCGATTTTCATGCCGCCAGGCTCGGCCAAGTCCACCTATGCATCGGTTCTGTTCCCTCCGTGGTACTACGGCAGGCACCCGGATCACTCGGTGATCGCCGGAAGCCACACCGCTGAACTCGCGGAAAAGTGGGGCAGGCGCGTCCGCAATCTAATCAGCGATAACGAGCACGTTCTCGATGTCGGTCTCGCGTCGTCAAGCCAAGCCGCAGGCAGGTGGGAGACCAACAAAGGCGGCGAATACTTTGCTGCCGGTGTTGGTGGCGCTGTTGCTGGCTGGCGCGGCGATCTGGTGCTTATCGATGATCCGGTGAGGTCACGCGAAGACGCCGAGAGCCCGGCAATCCGGGACAAGCACTGGGACTGGTACCGCTCCGACGTCTACCCGCGACTGAAACCGAAGGGCCGCATCGTCCTGATCCAGACCCGTTGGCACGAGCTGGACCTGGCGGGACGTGTGCTCGCGGAAATGCAAGCCGGTGGCGACCAGTGGGAGATCATTTGTCTTCCCGCCGAGGCCGAAGCCAACGACCCGTTGGGTCGAGCGCCAGGCGCGGCGTTGTGGCCGGAGTGGGAAGACCTGCCCGAGCTGGAAAGAAAGCGCCGCGCCATCGGTCCTCGGGACTGGAGCGCTCTCTATCAGCAAAGGCCTGCGCCCGAGGAAGGCGATTTCTTCAAGGCCGATTGGCTCAAACCCTGCAGCGCGCTGCCCAGCAAAGAGTTGCTGCGCGTGTACGGCGGGAGTGACTATGCGGTGACCGAGGGTGGCGGCGATTTCACGGTGCATCTGACCATCGGCCTCGATTACGAAGGCCGCATGTATTTGTTGAACGTGTGGCGCGAACAAGCCGCATCGGATCGCTGGGTCGAGGCGTTCTGCGACCAGGTGATCCTGTGGAAACCGATGGGCTGGGCCGAGGAGCAGGGCCAGATCAAATCCGGCATCGGGCCCTATCTCGACCGGCGCCAAAGAGAGCGCAAGGCCTACGTCTACCGCCAGCCGTTCCCGACCCGAGGCGACAAATCGATCAGAGCGCAATCAATTCGCGGACGCATGGCGCTGGAAGGCCTCTACGTGCCCGAGCACGCGCCCTGGTACCCGGCGTTCCGTTCCGAGCTGCTGTCGTTTCCCGCCGGCGCGCACGACGACCAGGTCGATGCCTTGGGCCTGGTCGGACAACTGCTCGATCAGATGCTGGTCGGGCAGAAGCAGGCGCCGCCGCCCAAGCCGAAAGTTGACAGCGGCTACTCACCCTATCGGCGCACCGAGCAACCCGGCGATTGGCGAGCATACTGATGGCACTGGACACCGTTGCCGCGTTCACTCCGGGATATTCGGTCAGCGGCAGCCAGGCGCCTGGCCCGACCGGTGGTGGCGGCGCCACGCCCGATCAGGGCAAGGACACCGACGCCGATCAGTATTGGAGCTTGTCCCGCTGCAAGCGCGCCTACACCGATTATCTGGTCAGCAAGCGGCTGGAAATTCTCGAACAGCAGAACGCCAGACGGTATCGCCACGGCGCGCAGTGGACCGCCGAGCAGATCAAGGTGTTCAACGACCGCAGACAGCCCGTTGTTACCTTCAACCGGCTCGGCCGCAAGATCGATGGCATTGTCGGATTGGTAGAAAAGTTTCGCACCGATCCGAAGGCCTGGCCGCGAACGCCGATGCATCAGGCCGGTGCCGACTTGGCCACCGCTGCATTGCGCTCGAACCTCGACAGCAACAACTGGAAAGCGATCTCGCCCAAGTGCGCCGAGCGCGGCGCGGTCGACGGCATCGGCGGCATCGAGCTGATCCTCGAACAGGGGCCGAAGGGGTTCGAGGTGTCGTTCGAGCCGGTCGATATCGAGGGGTTCTTCTACGATCCGAGGAGCAAGAAGGACGATTTCACCGACAGCCGCTTCCACGGCATGGGCAAGTGGGTCGATCTCGATGTCGCCATCGCCATGCTGCCGCAGTGTGAGGAGGAGCTGAAAAACTCGGTCACCAGGGGCTGGGATTTAACTACTAATTCCGATCAGGACAAAACCTGGTTCATGATTTCCGGGGATCTAAAATCGGTCCGGTTGGTCTACATCTGCTATCAGAACAAGGGCACCTGGTGCTGGGCGCTGTTCACCGGAAGCGCCAAACTGATGGAGGGCCCCAGCCACTTTGTCGATAAGAACGACAAGCCGATCTCGCATTTCATCATGTACAGCGCGGCGGTCGATCACGATGGCGACCGCTACGGGTTCCCGAGAAACCTGCAGAGCGCGCAGGACGAGATCAACCAAAGACGCTCGAAAGGCCTGCATGAGCTGAACACCCGGCGCATCATGTCCGAGAAGGGCGCCTTCGATGACATCGAGAAGGCGCGGCGCGAAGCGGTGCGACCCGACGGTGTGGTGGAAAGAAACAAAGGTTTCGACGCCCAGTTCGATGACCAGAAGAAGGCGCAGGACATTGCCGGTCAGCTGCGCTTCCTCGAGGACGCAAAAGCCGAGATCGAGAATTTTGGCCCGAACCCGGCGCTGATGGGAAGCGACCAGATTGCCAACCGCTCGGGGCGCGCGCTGTCGTTGCTGCAGCAAGCCGGGATCGCGGAGCTGGGGCCCTACAT